AATATCATTTAAAACCATCCTATACTCACACACAGGTACTATTTCGTTTAACGTGGCTAATGAATCATAATTAAATGAGTTCCAGTTTAGACATCCTACAATGTGAGGTGTTACACAGCTACTGTCATCTACTTCAGCTATAGGATCAAACTCTATATAACTATTATCAGTGCAACCATAGTTTACAGGTATATCACAATGTTCTATCCATATTGCACCTGAGTAAGCTGCGCTACCAAAGTCTGCATCTTCTAACTCCCATATAACATCAGGACTACCACAAGGTTCTAGGTCTGCTAGTATAGTAAACCCACCATCATCAGAATCGTTATTAAATAAAGAACCAGTCATGCCGTCTCCGTAAGTATCACTTAGTATAAGTTCTACTCCTGTTTCAGGTACACATAATTGATAAGGTATAGTTGTGTTTGCTTGATCGTAAGAATAGTCACCAGGTGAAACACTTGCTACTGGCTGGCCATTTGATATGTCTGTTAATATCCAACCTGTCTCACCTGGGTACTGATCTAATGTTATTTCAAAAAGCATTTTAGCTTCACCGTCTTGGCATTGTGTATTAGCACAACTACCATTATCAACTTCAGCTAGTGGATTATAGTTTATAGCTTCAGAGTCCATACAGCCTATAATAGGCATGTCACACGAACCGTCTTCAAAGTTTGCTTCAGGCACATAGTTCCAAGCCATAAAATTCATACAACCAAATACAGTATCTGTTATAGGTAGTGGACAGTCACCATCATCAAAGTTAAATTCAGGGCAGTTAAAATAAACGTCATAACCGTTCCAAGAGTAAGCACCGTCGTCACAGAAACCATCGCCTATCCAAGTTTCAACACCAGTGACATCGTTGCCATTGCAGTCAAGCGTAGCATTTTGAGCTAAAGAAGTTGTAGTAAAAAGTAGTAAAAGGTAAATTGTTTTTTTCATTTTATTATTTATATTTAACATTTCCATCTTCTTCTTGCAGCTAAACCTCTTTCGCTTTTCCAGCTTCTTGATCTAGCGCAAAAACTTTTTCTACGCTTAGCCGCTTTACTACCAGGTTTAACTTTACCGGTTACAGGTGCAGATAATGTACTACCTGGGTTTTCTTTTTTATAAGCTTTTCTACCAGCTTCTGTCATACCAGCTCCTTCTTTAGCGTGAAGAAAATGTCTACCTTTACCTCTAGTAGTTTTTCTTAACTTTTTTAAAGGGTTTTCTTGCATAAACGTTCTACGTCTACCGCAAGGAGTAACTTTGTATGGATTATTTTTTTGTACGTATGCCATCAGTCTTCACCACATTTTTTCTTTGGGTTACCAACTTGTACCCAGTTTTCTTTTTGAAACCAATCTCTTAATGTAGCACCTTTTTTTCTAGCGCCTTTAACGTTTGATTTACTTGATCTTTTATATTTACCACCTCGAGCCGCAGTACGTTTAGCTCTAACTACTTTGGCTCTTTCGCTAGCACTCATACTACGAACTTTAGCAGCAGGTAAACAAACTTTCTTTGTACCTCCGCCTTTAACCTTTTTAATAGGATTATTTTTTTGAACGTAACTCATGCTGCTTTTTTAATTGTTGTTTGGCTTGCTTAGCTAATCTAGCTTGTTCCATTTTGCCCATGACTCTAGCTCTCTGTTCTAATACAGTAAGTATTTGTATTTTTCTAGCGTATGGCTTGTTTATTTTTTTTACTTTAGCTATTGTTTTTCTAGCATCAGCAACTGTAGCAAACTTTATAGATACAGTGTCTTTAGGGTTTTCATCTGTATATAATCTTCTACCGCTACCTTTAGGTTTTTTACCAGTTCCTACAACAGGGTCTTTTCTTTTTTTATTAGGTGAAGGTCTGTTTGTTTGCATATTAACAAACCAGTTAGCTAATTGCTTATCTCTAGGTGTAGCATCTTTTCTAGCTTTTAACCTTCTAGCTTTATCTACTGTAACATCACCACCATATAACTTAGATATTCTAGCTTTTAAAACACCTCTATAAGCTTTACTCATTTTTTTTACCTAATCTTTTTCTTACAATATCCATAGTTCTTCGCATTTTAGCTGCATACTTAGGATCTTTGTTTCTTCTAAAAACTACTTGTTGATTTAAACTGCTAATGATTTTTGATAAGTTACCTTTACGAGATTTAATCATCCAACTAGCTAGAGCTGGTGCAGACAAATCTCTAAACTTACCTTTAGCGTCTGGAGCATCAGACTCTTGAAACTTACCCATACGTTTAGCTACTGGCGAGCTATTTATTTTTTCTAACTTGTCAGCTTGCTTTGCGTGAGTCTTGCTAGCTTTTCTAAGCTCTTTAACTACGCTAGCTATATTTTTATTTCGAAGTTTAAAAGCCATATTATTTTTTCTTTTTACCGCCGCCAAATCTACTAGGACCACCAGCTCTTGTACATCTAACACCCCAACCAGAAGCATAAGCTGAAGGCCATACCTTAAACTTACGTTTAGCTGCAGCTTTACAAGCAGCACTAATCTTCTTCATTGGACTTTGTTTTAATTTAAAAGGCATAACTTATTTTTTAGCAAACTTCTCTACGCCTGATATACCGAAGCAACCAAGTACAACCCAAACAAACGAGTTGTATACATATTCGTTTATTATTAAATCTTGACCTACCCAACCAGTGACTAGGTCAGCAACCATTATTAAACACATAACTGCAAACGCTATAAAACCTACTACAGCTTTTTCGTTCCAGTCGTTATTATTTTTAAATATTTCCATTATTGAGGGCCGTAGTAAACTATTATACCGCTAGTATAATTTCCATTTAGTTTAACTCTAGTCCATCTACCATAAATAATTGTACCTTTTGGAAATGTTACAGTATCTTCTACTTCTTCACTTTCAGCTGAACCGTTTGACTGATTTAAACCGTTAGCTCTAGTTTGAACTTCACTTCCAAAATAAGCAATACCATCTCCTCTACTATTCGCTGCATTTACTAATCTTGAAGCACCGCTAGTGTCAGCAGCTAATTCATCAAAAACTACATCATCTAAAAACTGTATTGCCACTATAACTTTACCGTGTGGCGGCACAAGATCGCTAGTAATTGCTTTAATATGCCCACTACCGTGATAAAATAGCTCATTACCAGAACCTACATATATACTTGCCATAATTTGTTATTTTATTATTTCTACTATTGAGGGCCGTAGTAAACTATTATACCGTGAGTGTAATCAGCAGAATCATCGTGTAATGAAACTCTAGTCCATCTACCGTAAACAGTTATACCTTTTGGAAATACAACAGTATTAGCAACAGGTACACTTTCAACTGAACTATCTGATTGGTCTAAACCATTAGCTCTAGTTTGAGCTGCAGTTCCAAAATAAGCAATACCGTCTCCTCTAGTGTCTACTGGGCTAGTTTGATCTACTACATTTGAAGCTCCAGTTGTATCGGCTACTAATTGATCAAATTTAACATCTTCTAAAGTTTGTATTGCTACTATAACTTTACCGTGTGGTGGTACAAGATCTTTAGAGCGTGTTTTTAAATGTCCGCTACCATGATAGAATAGCTCATTGCCAGAACCTCCGTGTATACTTGCCATAACTTGTTATTTTATTATTTACTTTTCTATAAATAGAGTATTACATATTAGAGTGTTTAATTACCCTAAAAAAAAAATAGCCACCCGCAAGGATGGCTATTAATATTAAGTTTGCTTAGCAATTAAGCAGCTGGATTAACATCAAGTGTAATAGCTCCGCATGAAGTTGCTAAAGGATCTATAAAAACACTATCTATATCATCAGCGACTACAAGCATTCCTTGTTTATGAGGATGAGCACTAAACAGTTCACCAAGTTTTTTAGCTAACTTAGATTCATCACCATCAGCGCATCCAACAGCTACGTTCTGTAAATTCTGTGTAGCCACACCTGGGGTTTCACCAAAGTATAAAATAACTTTATCACCGTCATGAGCATCAATAAATGCAAGCTTGCTTAAAGGAAATACGACAGAGTCGTCTGAGGTATTTCTAAAAAATAACATTGTGTCCATTTTGTTTTGTTTTTTTAATGGATTAATAAATAATTGATTGTGAATTAAGGTTTAAAGTTTAAGGATTAAGGTTTATGCTTATTTAGTATTAAAAGAAACGGTTATGATAACCGCTTCTCAATATTAGTATATACTTCCATACCTTCATCAGTTTTAAACCACTGAGCAAGTGCAGAGTATGGGTGTTCATCAAACGGAACTGTCATAAGTTTTCTATTGTTTGATCCCCACATAAAATAGCGTTGATCAGAAGATAACTTTATAATGTTTAGTTCAGTTGCTTTAATACCAAAGTTTCTTAGTTGTACATTGTCATCGTTAACTAAATCTAAAAATAACTCAGGGTTTCTTTTAGCGTATAGTAATAAATCTCTTTTAAGCTCTTTTGAGCTCATGTTAGAAACTTCTGATCCTACTTCAACTCTCATAACAGCTTCAGCCATATCAATATCTAAGTCTTTAGCTATCATTAAAGCTTCTATTTCAAGCTCTAAATTATCTATTTCATTAGCAGCTTCAGCTACGGGTTTGTATTCAAAAAAGAGTACATCTCTATGAGGGTGATATAAAGATAGCATTTTTTGTAATACAGTCTTTTCTTTAGGTACATGTAAATAACCATTTCTAAAAACTATATGAGCTAATCTTTGGTCACCAATCATTTCATCAACGAAACAAGTTCTTTGATTTGTTGTGTATTTAAGTTCTCTTTCATAACCTTTTTCTTCATCAAAGTAATGAACTCCTGAAGACTTTACAGAGTAACTTAAAGGTTTTCTATCTCTATTAAGCCAATATATCCTATCTTTTATTTCCCAAGAAGGTTTAGCTTGTTTTTCAATCTTTTTATTTGTTGGAGCAACAACTGCTTCAACAGTTTGCTCTACTACTTGTTCAACCGCTTTATCGGTTGTTGTTTTCTTTTTAGCCATAATATAATATAATAAAAATTAAAAAAATAAGGTGGGGCCGAAGCCCCATCCTATATTACTTCATCAACATAAAGTTGTTTGCGCCTTGAACTACTAAACATCTTTCAGATAAGTAGTTAATTTGCATAGCATCTAAGTCAGACGTTACAGCACCAACAGAACCAGTAACCCAAGTTTTCATTCTTCGGTCATCAGTTTGTGAAGCTCTATATCTTACGTGTAAGAAAGGTCTTTTTAGATTTGAACCTAATGTTTGATCATAAACAGTAGAAACACCAGCAGGTATAATAACACCTCTAATAGCATCTGTAGTACCTCTTTCGTTTATAGCACCTCTAGTAGCTTTATCGTTTAAGTATCTAAAGTCAGATTTATAGAAGTCGTAAGAACCTCTTCTGAAACCAGAGAAACCTAAGTTTAAAGCCATATCTTCGTCGTTGTCAAATACTCCGTAAGAAGTACCACCAGCTCCGTAAGAGTTCATAGAAGCAAGCATGTCATCGATAGCTAAAGCAGAAGCTCTATTTACAAATAACATGTTTTCTTCAATAGCACCTTGCTTGTCAAACTCTGCTAGTATAGCATCAAACTCAGCTAAGTCAGTAGCAGCGTTAACACCTGAGATACCAGAAGTAACATTACCACGATCTTCAATAGCAGCAAATAAACCTTCACTACCTGAATTAGTACCTAAACCAACGTAATCAGTATCGTTAGTACCACCAGCATCAAGAATATGAGAATTAGCGTTTGTTTTCTCAGCTTCCATCATTGTCATTTCTAAGTAATCAGTGAATCTAGATCTAGTGTCACCTTCAGCTTTTAAATACCATAAGAAACCACCTTGACCAGACTCTCCAGTTATTTCAACCCAACCTATTTGAGAAGCATCAGATCCTGAAATTTCATAAACATCTTTCATAATAAGAGGTTTATTTGTAAAAGACTTGTGAGTTGGTTTAACTGTTCTAGCAGATCCAGTACCTGAACCGTAAGACCCTTGACCAGTAACACCTTTCTTAAATTCAGAACCAATAACTAATAATGTTGCAGCTTCAGCGCTTTGAGTAGATATAGAAGAATCATCATTAAAGTTTTCAACGCTATATGGTTGAGCTGTAATAGCAATACCATCAACTTTAGTAACGTGAGCTTTTAATACTCTACCTGCTACTGCTACTAAAACAATATCGTTAAGTCTAACACCATGATCAGCGTCAACAAAACCTTCTTTAGTTGCACCAGCACTAATACCGTCAATATCAGACGTAACTGTAAACACAGAAGTATCTGTATTTAAAGTACCTAAGACAGATATGTGTAATCTACCTTGTTCTGACCAAATAACTTGATCAGCAGTCATAGCTTCTTCAGCGCCTACCTGTGCTAAGAAACCAGAAATTGTTCGAGGTCCAAAAACCTCAGCTTCTTTTTCCATTAAGTCTGGCACGTATTGTTGCGCCCAACCAGCTGTACCTGAAGCTGTAAAATCAATATAATTTGAATCTAGCGTTTGCTTCTGTGGAGCTGGAACACTATTCAAATTAGTACCTGGAGTTAATGCCATAATTTTAAATTTTTAAAGTTAATTATTTTCTTTTTCTCATTTTAAACTTTAATGAATTAGTGTCATCGCCTAGCACTCTTACTTTTATACCTCCAGCTGTAACTTCACCATGAGACGACCTCGCCCCGATGTCAACGTTTTTAGCTTCTGCAACGCTTTGCTTTATAGCATCAGCTTTGCCTTGTTCGTAAAAGTGTTTTGCGATAGCATCTGGATTCATCGCAGTAAACAGAGATTTATGATAACCAGCAGCATCTTTAATCGTATTATCTTCACCAATAAACTTATTGACAAAATTGTTTAAATCGCTTTGAGTTGTCTTAACCTCATCTATATTCTTAACATTGTACCGATACTTTTTGTCTCCAACATTGAAATCAAAACCTTTGAACTCATTGTTGAATACAGCATCTGTTCTCTGTCTGAATGCTTTTGTACTTCGCTCTGTAGCTTCTTGTTGAGCTTTAGAGTCTTTATTATATCTGTTAAAGAAGTCTACAGCTTTTTGTTGCTCTGCAGTTAACTTGCTACCAGCTTTAATATCTTCGTAATAAGTAGTTTTTTGTTTTTCTAAATACTTACGGGCTTTAGCAGCTTCTTCTTTTAATGCTATTTTTTTTCTTTTAATATCTTTAGCATCATCTATCTCTTCATCATAACTAAAAGTTTCATCTAATAAGAAGCTTCTTTCTTCTCCAGATAAATGAGGTTTAGTTTGTCTATAGTATTCATCAAGAACATCTGTAGTATCTAGCTTGCTAATGTCAGTGTTCAGTCTAACATAATCTTCTAAGCTACCACCTGTATCATCCATAAAGTCTATTAACTTTTGTATGTTTTCAGGTAGAGGTTTTCCTTTAGCTTCAGCTTCAGCTATTGCTTCTTCAACTACTTCTTCTACTTGATCAACCTGCTCTTTAACTTCTTCTTCAGTTATCTCTTCTAATACTGGTGATTCTGCTTCTTGTACTTCTGCTTCCGGCTGTACTTCTTTTTGTTCTTCTGTGGCTCCGGTGTTTTCATCGCTTCCCACCACTCCTGCTGGGTCAGCTGTTGTTTCTTCAGTTTCATTGGTTTGTTCTTCAGTTTTTTGGACTGGTGGATTATCTAAGTCTACTTTATAGACTTCAGGCTCTTCAGAACCTAAATTTACTTTAGTTACTTCCATAATAAAATTTTATAAAATATTAAAAAATAGTAGATTAAAGGTTTTCTAACCCCGCTCCACCTGTTACTATATCATTACCTGATGATTCAAACTTTTTAATCTCTTGCCCCTTGTTTTTCATATCAGCTATCTTTTCACGCGACTGTCTTTCACTGTACTGTAATTGATAGTTTAAATTAAACTCAAGTTGCATAAGCTCTTTTTTAATTTCAGCTTCTCTTTCTAAATACTGAATTTTTAAGTTGTTTCTATTTTGTTCTAACTGAGCGTCTGTTTGAGCTTTAGCTTGATTTTTCTGTACCTCAGCTTGTGCTGCGGCTTGCTGAGCTTGCGCGTTTGCTTGAGATTGAGCTTGTATATTTTGTTGTTGCATCAACTGATCTTTCTCTTGCTTTTTCTTTTTCTTTACTTTAAGTAATTGATTTGCGAGTTTTATATTCCTTATTTCTCTAACATCTATAGCATCGTCTAAGTCTATTAAACCTTGACTCAATGCTACTTGAATATTATTTTCAAGCATAGCTTTTTCTTCTTCATCGGGTGCTAACTCTATAAATATACCAAAATCGTGAAGATGAAGTTCTTTTAATTCTTCAAGTGTTGCTACATTATGAGAACCTATAGCTCTAATAAAAGCCTCTTTAGTAGGTGAATACTCCACAATGTCAGATATTCTAAGCGATAAACACTCTGCAGCTTCAGCTGTTAAATAAAGCATAGACTGCAATATATGCCTAGTAGCAGTATTACTATTTGCTGCCGCTAATTTCTGTACACCAACTAAAGCGTTTTTATCTGGCATACTACCATCTCTAGCTTCATTAAGTCCGGTAACATCACGTATCATTTGTAAATAATAGTTGTATGTAGCTATTAAAGTTTGAAGTTTATTACCGCCACTACCGTTTTGTATTTGTTGTATTGGTACTTTACCAGGATTCATATCACCTTCAGAAGTAAACGATCTACCAATAACCGAGCCTGTTTGGAAGAACATGTTTAAAGCTTCTCGCGGATTATAGTTTGTACCATTACCTAAGTCTATTTCAGCTAAGCCATCAGCATCTAAGTATACACCGTCAGGCACCATACGATTCATTACTTGTTGAATCTTCAAGTGTGTTAACTGTATAGTGTCTGCAAAACCTGTTATTCTACCGACAAGAGATTGGATCCTACCGTCATACATCCTAGGTGCAACAATATTGTAGTTCATTTTAACTTTACCAAAATCAGACTTAGACCTCATCATATTAGAAGCCATCTCCCATTTTAATAACTTATCTGTACCTAAAACTAAAACGCCTTCATACATTACTTCAACAACACGGTCTAATCTAGAAAAATCTCCATCCATGTCTTCAGGAGGATTAAACGTATCATCTTTCTTTATAACTTTATCAGCGCCTGTACCAGTTTTCTTTACTTTATAAACATCATTTGCATTTGTTTTAAAATTAAAGTACAAAACTGTAACTTCATTTTTTCTTTGTCTTATAACAGAATCAACATAAGAAGTTGATTTATTTAATATCTCTTCTATTTCTGATTCAGTTAAATTAGGAAACTCTTTTACAAGTTCATTTATAGGAACTGTTTTTACTTCACCTACATAATATATATCTTCAAAATAAGGTGAGTCACTGTAAGAATAAACTAAGTTAGCAGGGTCAACATATTCTACTTGAGCACCATCGCTATAGTTAAAACTAGTCTTAGTAGCGCCTATACCTATTGTAACTAAATCATACAGAGCTCTTCGCTTAATTAAATCATAGTCACATCCTTCAAACAAAGTATTTATAGCTTGTTCTTCAGCTATTTCAATAGCTTGTTTATAACTAAGTTGCATATGAAGAGCTAATTCTTCTTCGCTATCAGGTAAAGTCTCTTTGTTGTTTTCGTATATATTCATACCAAAACCTTGCTGTACCATCTCGTTGTACTCTCTAGCTTGAATATCTTTTAACATAGACTCCATGTACTCAGTCCTTTTGCTGGTACCGCTAGGATCTTGAGAATAAGCTTTTACTTCGTAT